ATAACCGAAGTACGATGCGTATCTCAAATTAATTGTGTAAACTGCACTAATATTATTGTTCTGATATTCGTCATCAACCACAATTCTATATCTGATAATTGTTGCACTACTTGTGGCAGCACTATCTAAATATGAATTAATTACCTTAGTTAATGCATTTATACTTGTAGCACTTGCAACAGTTACGTATCCACTACCATCATCTCTTTGAATTCTATATTCAATAAGATTTACAAGACTTCTATTTGATAATATTCCACCCTCAATAGTAGTATCAACATTACCAATTTCTCTTAATGTATCACTTTCATAGGATTCGGTTGTTAAGGCATCATATGTTGGATTAATTGTCGGAACAGCATAGGCTTCTGGAGTCACATTATATGTTGTTTGTCCACTTCCACCACCTGTATCAACTACGGTATATCTGTAATTAATAACAGCAGTATTAAATCTATCAGCACTATCATCGACAGTATGAAAATAATTGGTATCACCAGTATCTGAAGTTAACCCAGACCATGAACCAGCATTCCCTCTTCTCCATTCAAGTACGGCTGTTGAAACACTTGCTCCAACAGTATTAATACTATATGTGAATGTGACATTAACTGTTTTTCCACTTTGACCAAAAATAACATCAGTTGCCGAAGAACCTAAAGTAAGTGTTGGGTCAAGTGCTTCTGCCAATGATAATAATATTACATCGTTAGCGGTTTTCCCACTTGCAGGAATCACATCACCATTTTCATATTTACCAAATGTCTTACCAGCAGCAATACTTACAGTAATATCTTCAGTAAACGCACCACTTCCACCAACCGAATCAATTATAATTTGACCACCAACAGTTGTAACAGTAGTATTTCCACTTCCAACAATTGACCTTAATTGAAGATTTCGGTCTGTTGTGCCACTATAAATTCCAGAACCACCACTATAATTTGTTGCACCAGTAATTGCATTTGCACTACCATCTGAACTACTATAAATTGTCAAACTACCATCAACATTTTGAGTTATTGTAGTGTCACCACTTGGTGTTAATGTTCTGAAATACATCGTACTTCCTGTCTTACCAGTAAAAATATCATAAGTACCAGCACCAAGATTTTGACCAATTAAGGTTGATGTTGCGCCACTGAACCTGATAAAATTATCATCAGATTGAATTTTTAAGAATTGAGGGGTGTCATTTATAATCGTTCTTAGATGTAATTCTTGGTCTGATTTATCTTTATAAACAGGATTTCCTATTGTAACGGTTATTCCAGTATATAAGCTACCATATGCTGTAACAAGAACACTACCATTGTAATATGATTTTGGTATTGGGTCTGTACCTTCATCCCAATCAACATTAGTATATCCACTTCCAGTATATGTTGAACCAATAATTGAATTTCCAACATTGGCAATTACGTCATTTTGACTCACAATCCAAGCATCAGTACTAACATCCCAAATCCACGACTTGGTTCTGAGAGCATTAATATATGTTCGTCTAAGTGGTGCACTATATTCAGGAGCACCAATTCTAATTATTCCACCAGCATCAGCATAATACCAATTATATTCCGAATAATAAAGTCCAGCATCAGTACCGAAACCACCACCACTCAAATTCAGCCACTGTATTCCACTAAGACCTTCGAAATAACCTAAATTGGTTGCGCCAGTAATGAAATCACCAATAAGTTGTTCTGACGCAAATTTTTTCTCTTCCAAATCAGAATTAGCAACACCATTTTTGAACCAAAATTCAACATTTGTTCCACCACTATCAACCAAAACAGTCAAACCTTTATATCGTTGAGAAATTGCTATTCCTCCAAGTGTTGTCGCAGTTACTGCATCAATTGATACATAAGCAGTGTTACCAGTATTTAAATATCTCGAATCAATCGGATTACCAACATTGATTTTTAAATTATCATTTAAATTTATTGCCATTTTTATTTTTTTTAACTATTTCTTAATTCCATTATTGATGTTGAGCATGACTGCTTGTTACTAATATATATGTTATATTCCTGACCACTCCAACATGTAGTTGTAACAGCACTAACTGTTTCTGGGTCAGGAAATAAATTACCAGCAGGATTAACAGCACCACCAATAGCATTATTATTTAATGCATCAACATACCACCAAGTCTTTGTTATACTTGCCACTGGTGTCGCAAACCAGAGATAATCATCAGATGTACTACCAAAATTAACGAATAATGTGCCAGTACTTAACCCAACACATTTACATCCATATGTACCACCAGTTATAACATCTTTAACACAACATGCAGTTGGTCTATTTACACCTATTGGTACACCTCCACTTGCTTCAATACCCCAATACCAAGGATAAGTACCAGTAATTGTTTTAGAACTTGTTGCAGTTACACCAGTTGATAATGGAGTGTCATACATTGCCCCACTACTATCATATGGTTGTGTTCCACCTTGATAACAAACAGATGCCGACACTACGTTTGAACCGGGTTGTACAGGTGTTGGGGTAAATGGATATATATTACTTGGTGCATTTGTCACACACTCATATGGGAATGCAAGTGCAGTATATATATAACAAAGAGTACCATCACTTCTACAAGAACATGCTGTTGGTGGATATACTGGGTCAATAGCACCCGGATTAAACGCCACCGTAGCACTAATGCTGGCAACAGCACCAACTTCATATAATAATGATGTTGGATTAATAGTAAATGATGAAATACTTGGAGACGTTAAATCGGGATAAACAGTTGGAGACAATATATCTTGAAGGATATCCACAACTTCATCATTATATATTGAAGTTCCAGCAGTTATACCACCAACAGTACATGTTGTAAGTCCACTATATGGATAAACAGTCGTTCCACCACTTGAAGTCGATTGTTTTAAAACAATCGCTTTTTGAGTACCGTCATATGTTAAAACAAAATTATTTGATGCACCAGTAGCGATAATTGGAATATACATCCCACCATAAGCAGCAGGTCCTGTTCCAGCGTCACCAAATAATGTTAAACCACTCGTAGTAGCTATCTGAGTTTGACCTGATAACGTTAGGGGTTCACCACCTTTTAACTGTTTAAATTGAGTATTATCTAAGTTTGGTCTTGCGAAAAATGCCATATCTTTTTATTTATTATTTGCTCTTATTGACGTAACCTACACACCGTCCAGTAAGTTACTAAATCCGAACCTCTCGGTTCGGTTACATTTATAATAAATACAAAAGAAATGGATTAAAAATCGACTAAAACAAAAAAACCTCGTAAGTTTTCACTTACGAGGTTAAATTAAAACCCATTGAACATTGCAATTATGTGAGGCACTTCTTGGAATGAAATTTATCAGTTTGCCAGCCTTTTCATGTTCATTCAATTTCAGAATTCATGTCCATTTACTTCAGAATTCTTGGATTTAGTAGCGGGAGAGGGAATCGAACCCCCGGAACCGATTTAACGCCTCTTGGTTATGAGCCAAGCGAGCTACCACTGCTCTACCCCGCAATATGTATAAAGCCAGTTCTATGCGCCCTGTTCTTATGAGAAGGGGAACTGGCATGTTTTTTAAAGAACGTTCTGCAAATATAAGACTTTATTTTAAATCTACAAGTGTTTCGGTGAAAATAAATACGAAATAAAAACTAAAAAGTTACACTTTTTTATAGAAAAATTTTAGTCTTTTGGTTTAACATTCTGATAATCACGCTTTTTCACAAGCATGTCATTCAGACCTTTATTCTTTTCTTCTGGTGCATCTGGGTCAGTTTCCAAAATTTGTTTCAATGCTTCATCCATGTCTTCTGTGACCGATTTCAACTGTTGAACAACTGTTGGTGGTTCAACAACGGTCACTCTGGGTGATTTGAATTGCGTTAAATCAACTGATTTTTCCTCAATAGGTGATGGACTTTCTATCGTAATGACTTCAGCTTTTCCCACGGTTTCAGTTGTTGTATCACCACTAAAATCTAACAAATCAGTATTTGCAGCATCATTTACACCCTCATTTACACCCTCACTTACACCCTCATCTGATGGTGCAGTCGTAACTTCTCCATCAAGTTCCAGTGTTTCTTCGGTCACAGTTTTGTTTCCTTCCTCTACCATTACCTCATTTACTATATCAACAATTTTATTCTTTTCATCTTGAGATAAATCGGTTCTGATGGTACTAATATGAATGTTCTCCACGTCAGGATGAAACTCCGTGTTCGGTTTTATTTCTTCCTCTGGTTGATTATTTTGATGTAATAAATCATTTATTTTCTGTGCTTCAGTTCTACCATCATTAATCGACTCATCATTCAATTTATCAATTAATGCTCCTTCTTTATGTTGGTTGATTACGGCATGCATTTTTGACATACCATCGGCTTTCTTTTCCAACTTCTCAACATCGCCATCATCATGATGTTTGAGGTTCTTATAAGTTTTCGTATGTCTATACCTTGGGTCATCAATTATGATTTGCATTGTATCATTATTAAAAGTACAATCCTCAAATGATTGACCGTCTTTAGCAAATCTGGCTTTAATGATTCTAATGTTGGCGAAATTCGCTTCCTGTTGTGCAGGAGTCTTTGCCACTGACATAAAGAAATGAGCCTTCTGAACTCTCTTAATACTACCACCAGTCTGATGTGCTTCAACGAATTCCGAACCAAATCCAGTACGATTACTTTGAATCGCAGTCCATGCAGGAATATCAAAATCTGACGAAAGTGCTTCAAATCCCTTAATAACAGTAAGTTCAGATTCAGTCCTATCTTGTCTACTCTTATGACTTTCAACACAATCAAGATAATCAAGTACAAGTATGTCAAACTTGAACCCCCACTTTTTCTCATAACTTAACATCCAGTTACGAATGTCTTTCATTGTGGTGTCTTCCTGACTAAACCTCTTTATAATAAGCCTACCTCTACCCTCTAATCGCTCAATTTTTTCATTTACAACTTTAGTAACTCTCTCATTTTCATCATCTTCATTAAGTCTACTTAATGCAGATTTTGACCAAATCGTATAGTGTTTACGTTTAATCTGGTCTTTAGTGTCTTCGAAAATAATTTGAGCCACATTCTTCTCCTGCTCATATGCGGTATTGGCTATAATTGTTAGTAACGTTGTTTTACCAACACCTGACGGTGTAAGAACCACACCAATTTCACCTTTACCTAACCCACCACCAGTCAATTCATCAATTGTTTCGATACCAGTTGGTATTGTTTCTCTAAATTCTTTACGAAGTGCTTTACTTACACCTTCAGTTATTGATTCAGAATCATCATCTTCTTCACCGATATGTGATATTTTTTGAAATTTATCTTCGATAGCAGAGATTACAAATTTATCTTTTATACCACCATTTTTTACATTAGTTTGAATGTGTTCAGCAATTTTACGATATTCTTGTTGTTTAACAAAAGCATGTGCTGATTTCTGAACAACATCACCATCATAAAGCATTTGCTTATTAATGATTCTTTCGTTCCAGAGTGTGATACGTTTAATAACTGCAAATAACGATTCTTCTTCGATTAAATTATTTGGTGTCTTATACTTATTTATGGCTTGGTGTATACTCTGATTCTGAAGATTTGGGACTTTATCAAACTCATTAAAATATTCCAAAACAATGACAAATAACCTTCTGAGGTTAGGGTCATCAAAATATTCAATTGCTAAATCAGGTATTATTTTTTCAGCGAATTCTGGTTCAACTAACAACTGCCACATTAGACGTTGTTGAAATTCTGGACCGAGATATGCTGTTAATGTATTCTCTGTATTTTCCGTCATGTTAAAAATATGTGTAAAAAAGGACGATAATCAGGTATTGTTAGAATTGGTCAGAATTACAAAAATGACCTGACTACCATCCAAATAGTATTAATTTCGTCTGAGTCTTCTTAGCATTTCTGCCCTTTTCGCTGGGTGAAGTTCTCTGATTTGATTAATCGACAGACCTCTGTAATTGATTAAATCATAATCATCCCACATATTTCTAATGTCATTCTTTTTAATTTTGGCTTCGATAATTTCCGCTATATCAGTAATAACATACACAATATCAACCGATTGTCTCGCAACAGGATTAAAACCATCGACATAGAATTCACGTTCAACAATCGGGTTCTCATTAATATATAACCCGATTTTACATGGAACACCACGAATTGTTTTATGTTCGATATGTTGCACTACCGATTGGGGATTGTAACGCATTCTATTTCGCCATTCTTTCGGATAAAGATTAATCATTTTCTGATGATAACCATACAAGTCATATTCATGCATTTCCACATCTTCATCAAGAGTATCGACTCCCGAAACATCAACTCTACCAACTTCAGCAACTACATCATAACTTCGTCTTGATAAAGTTTTTTGTATTCTGGTAATCGACCTCGGAAGAATATCTCTTATATCAATCGAATATCTTGTAAAAGGATTAAACTTATCAGCATCAAACATTGTTTCACATAACAAGACATCGCCTTGGGTCAGTGAAAATCTAAATACGTTATTATGTTCCTTCTCGTTCATTTTAGTTATTTTAAATTATTAATATACAAACACAAATATAATGAGAATCCCTTAAAAATAAAAGGATTTCTATAAACTATTTTTATAATTCTTGTAATACTCTGTAAGCAATTGCTTTTCATTCATGATTACTGTATAAAAAGGTTCTACATATTGTGGAAAGGTACTACCATAAACACTTAAATATTCATCCTCAATCATCAAATTATAAAGATTTTTACTTCCTCTATTTTCTGGAGATAATGGTACTTCAAGTTGTTGTAGTTCTTCATTAGCTTGTTCATTAAGCATTGGTTCTCTCAAATTCACGAGTTGAAAGTTAGTTCTTAGTCTCTCAATACCATCTGGTGAAATTAAATTAGTCAATGCAATTAAGGGTTTTTTCTTATTTTCTGCTCGTTCTTGTTGTATTTCATCGGCTTTATGACAAATTTCTCGAACAGTTAATGTCTTGAATTTAAGTTCAGGAAATTGTTTAACTAATCCCTTTTCTTTTAACCCACCAACACCAGCAACATTGTCTGAATCATCACCACAAATAATTTTCATCACCAACGCATTGGTGTAATGATGATTAAAATGCATCATGTAATTTGTTTTTGTCACGGGTTGGTTGATATTTGGAAATATTATTGTGATATTCAGGTCAAGTAGTTGTGCAAAGTCACGGTCATTCGAATAAATAAAAATTTCTTCTTTATTATTATGTTCCAGACAATAGGCAGCAATAAGGTCATCGGCTTCGGTGTCATCAACTTCGATTTGTCTCATAAACAATTCTTCAGCGTATGCCTTAATTCTTTGACGTTGTTTGAGAATCGATTCTTTTTTAGCTTCTTCCCTACGGATTTCAGCAGCATTCATTTCGATTTTCTTACTCCATTCCTTGGTTTTGCGATTGGCTTTATAGGCATGGTCGATTCGATAACGTTGAATTCCACCACCCTCACCATCCCAGACCAACACAACTTTGTTAATCATGTGGTCTTTAATCATCTTCCGAACAGTTGTTAAGAAAGAATATAAACCACCAATATGTCCAAAACTGGCGGTCTCTATATCTTTTGCTCCGTGAAACGAACGCTTTAAAAGATATGAACTATCTACTAAAAGTGTTCTATTTCTCATTCTACGGTATCTGTATTTTCAGTAACACTATCATCACCAATAGTAATTTTACTTTTTACAATAACATTACCCTCATCATCCATATCTTTGGCTTCAATCGTAATATCATCAGCAGTTAATGACATGTCGCCAAGAATATTACGAAAATGTAATATATTTTTCTTCTTATAAGCATCAATACTATCTTTATCTGCATATATAAAACCATGTGGTGTTGAAGCGATTTTACCTTCAAGTGAAATACCACCTAATGCACCATCAACATGATTCTTGGCTATATTAACTTTGTTTTCAAAACCGAAATTAACATCACGACTTTTACTTGCTGCCGTAACCCTTTTAGTTCCATGAGTTAATATACCACCAAAATTATAAATCAATCTTCCACCAAAAAACCATGTTTCACCACCTTTGTGCTTCACGACCTTATTCATACTATCATACCAGATTTTCTGGACAGCAGCAATTGTATTGGTGTATGGACTATCAACTCTTCTACTATTTGGAATAGTATTATTAAGTATTGACATAAATGTTTTCTCATAAGCACCTGCATTCCACATATTGTTTTGCGATGTTTCTTTCACAGCAGCATCAATTGTAGCAATACAATTTAGAGTTCCAATTGAATCAATCGCAAAAAACAAATCAACAGGTAAATTACCAGCATCTTGTTGGTCTATGAAATAATAAACACATTTTGCAAGGTCTTCAATACTTGCTTCTCTTCTTTCCTTATTTTGATGTTTACCGAAATTATCAAGAAGATATTTATTGTTAATTAGAATATATTCACCATTCCAATCAAAACCCATATTACGCAGTCTTTCATTTCCTTCTTGAATATTGTTTTCAGTATCAATAATGATTGGTAACACTCCCATTTTCTGAGCGTTAACAATTGACCTCATAAGTGCTGTTGATTTACCAGTATTACTGTATCCACGGAAAAGTGTTACATATCCCTTGGGTACACCGGGCATGCCTGTTGCTTCTCGCAATGCATCATCAATCGGAATCCAAATGAGTTTTTTTGCTTCTACTTTTTCTGCACCGACTTTCTTTTTGAAATTATCGAGACTGAAACTTTTTTTAGGTGTTGGTTTTCGTACCGCATTACTGGGTACATCTGATTTCTTTGCCATAAATTATGATTTTAAAAAAGGTTAAAAAAGGGAAACTTTCATTTCCCTTTTTTTTAACTCACTAATTTTTTAGAACGGTAAGTCGTCATAGTCTCCACCACTATCACCTTCAGGTGCTGGTGGAACTGTTTCAGGTGCATCACTCACGTCTACAGGTGCGGTTTCAGCAACTGGTTCAGACACAACTGGTGCGGTTTCAGCAACTGGTTCAGCAACAGTAGCCTTTGCTTGTGCTTCAGCAGTAACTTCCTTACCAATATCACTTGCGTCATCAGTAAATTTACCAACTTTTTCCTCAGTAATATTACTGATTGTAACACGTGGGACTTCCTGAGTAGTCAAGTCACTTGCTTGCTCAAAGTTCTTTTCATCATTATCAAGATTCATTGTGCGAGTATTGGCTTTTTCTTCTAAATCAGGACGACCGGGGAATACCCAATGTTTATTCGTTTGGTCAGTATCTTCCCAATAAGGATTACTACCGTTTGCCGTTGCTTCGAGAAACTCGTAAGGTGGCATATTCGGTGCTTGTTTCGGCTTAAATACGTCTCTCCAATTAATATCGTCATCCAACCATGCTTGTAAAACAACTTGGTCTGCATGAAGTGGTGACTTACCTTTGGCTGTAATGGCTGAAATAGCCTTATAAACGTGTCCATTGAACTCGCTGTCAGTCATAATGATGTTCAGGTCTGTTCCAGTACGAGCATCACTAAAATCGGCTTGTTGGCTTGTCATGTAGTCTTCCAAGATAGGAAGTAACTTATCAAGTGTTCCCTGATTTTTATAGTTATGCTTAAATCTCCAGAATTTAACTCCGTCTTTTTCCTTACCTTTATCAATTCCACGAACAATGTAGAATTTCTTAGCTTCCCATTTAATTGCTTCCCTATAAATTTCAAGATTCTTAGCGTGTACCACTAACTGCATGTCATTCATATTATCCTTCTTAATTCCTTTAAGAGAAGGGTCTTGTTTTGCAAGCCATTCTTTATGCTTTGCACATAAAGGACATGGAGCGGGGACCATCAACGGTGCGCCTTGGTCATTCAATTTAGGTTTTCCATCAGTTCCCAATTTGGCAACTTTAGGGTCATTGTGTGCTGGACAATAAATCACACTACCATGCTTTTTCTTACCACCTGCTGCATTTGTTGTAACAACATGGAAGAATGCCTCATCGATGTGCTTTCTACCTGCTTTCGGTGGAAGAATCCTAAAAGTTTCTTTAGACGCTCTCGGAACGAAATACTTCGCCAAGATGTCCTCACGTGATTTTTTGTTTGTTGATTGAGATTGTTTTCTTTGATAGTCTGAAAACATAGACTTTAATTGTGACAGGTTTTCATTACCCGTCTGAGTTTGATTTTCCATTTTCAATTTGGTTTTACAGTAAAATTATTTTTCAATTATTAAATTATGCTACAAATATAGCCTTCATTTGACATAAATACAAGCGTTTTTGAAAAAAATCGTAAGTTTTTTGATTAATTTCCTAATAAATTGTCAGAAACGACTGTAAACGATAAAGTCTGCTTATTTTCATAATAGTTACCGTTCTTCATTCTGATTTGAAGGAAATAATCTTGAGGAATTAACCATGAAGTATCAACATCAAATTGATATCCAGTGCTTGTTCTATCAACAGGAGTATATGGTATGACATCAATCTCATATTTACTACCTGCTGTTGTGAATATTCTGTATTCAATATCCAAAGGTAAGAAATTATCTTGATTCGGATATAGTTCTTTTATTGTTAATTTAACTTTTCTTACATTACCAGCACGAATATTCTCTTTTTCATTTATTCCCCAGAAATAGAAGAAATAATTTTCGAAATCAATCTGATTAGATTGGTCAAATGTATAATATTTTTCTTGTGAAATTAAATAAAAATCACCAATGTGTTGACTTGTTCTTCCATTAATTGTGAGATTCCATTCATCTCTAAATATTACTGCATCAGGATATGCTTCTGAATCAATCATTAAATTGATTTTATATATACCTTTAGTAATATTCATAATAGAATCACCACTTAATGTTGTCACAAGATTATCTTCATGGTCATATATATTAACATTATCTACATCAATATTTTGTTCAACACCACCAATATTTACATACAAATATAATTCATTGACTTTATCGAGATAGAAATAATTTCGGTCATCAGTAATTTTGTCATCAACAACTGTTTCAATATATGGCTCATACCAAGTATTAGTATTCTTAGCGTGGAAGGCAACTGCTTGGGTAAATTCTGTCATTAATTCTTCATATTCATCAGGGAATTTAACTCCAAGACCAAATGAACTACCAGTATATCCAGTTATTCCTGAAAATCCAAGTCTTTGATTCACATAATCAGTAATATCAATATCGAGATTTTCGCTACCTTTTTCAAAGCTCTGCATTCCAATAATTTGTGTCACACCACTTTGATATGAACCACCGCTTGTCCAAGGTTCATCAGTTTTTCTATCAACCCAATTAGACGCTTGGTCTGTGATATCAGGGAACACTACATCAGTATATATAAAATCATAACCACTACCTTCATCCCAATCCTCGACAAGATTAAACAATTCTAACTCAAAACTACTTGCTCTTTCAATAGACTCTGAATAACTTTTCTTTCCCAAATATTGTTGAGCATAACTGATTGTATTAGTCATGTGTAATGTATGTGTCATTCCGCTATTTGGGACGATGAAACCATTATTAATTTTATCAATTAATTCAGATAAATCGATATCAAAAATAAATCTGGTAAGTCTTTGTTGAAGCGAACCATATGACACCTCAGTAACAGGATTCTGAGAATTGTTAGTTTCATTGGTACTAATCAATGTATTGTTCTTTGAAAAATATGACCTAAATGTAGACATCAATCTTTTTTTCTATAAATACTCATAAACAAAAAAGACTACACGTGGTAGTCTTTTTATTATGTGAAATATTTCATTAATTATTTAATATTATGCTTAATTAAAAGTTGTACGGCTTCTTTTTTTGTCATTCCTTCATTAAGACTTCTATTATTTAACACCTGTCTTGCCATATTTATCTGTTCTTCGGTAATAATTTCCTTTTCAACAACCTTGGCTTCACTGAGTTTTTTTAAGAATTGAATATCACGTGTGGCAATTTCTTTTTCACCACCTTGTCCTTGTAGTGTTACACCACCATTGATTTTATCCCTGACCGTGAATTGATTACCTTCACCATCTTGATAACGGTCACCAATTTCACCACCATACTCATCAAAATCCTCTTCTTCATCAATAATTTCTTGTTTTCCGTCTGCACGATTCACACCCTTTTCGCCATTACCCATTTGAGACATATCTACGTCATCACCATCGGTTTTCATGATACCTGCTAATGGATGTTTACCTGCTTCTTTTTCTTGGTCTTGCTTATAATATTCTTTATCCCAATAATCTCTTTCACGAGCAGCATAATCCATTTCCTCGCTTGTATAATCATTAACATTATGTGGCTTATATCCAAGTAATTCGTCAGTAATTTCTTCGTCTTCAGGAGTTTTATCCATCATACCTTCTTCGGGTACTTCAGCTTCAGCATCTGCTTCTTTTTCCATTTTATCAAGACGTGTGTAATAATCAGGTATTTCCATAAGATGGTCCATAGTGATTTCCAATGCAATCTTTGGGTCATCGGTATGTTCCATTTCAACACCCATTCCAATCATAATCTGCTGTGAACTGAAATCAGAAACATCACTATCATCAGCCAATCCACCTTCAATAAAGTCACCGTCTTCAGGTTTTTCACCACCAATTTCCTCTGTTTCCTGCATTTCGTCTTCAGGATTCCCCCAATATTCTTTTGGTATTTCAGATTCTTCACCTAATTTTACCACCGTTTGTGGTCTTTTCTTTTTCTTTGGGAACTGTCTTTGTGTTTTGAATTTCTTACCCATTTGGTCTGGGTAATCACTTTTTTCAGCATCTTCATCGAGTCCAGATAATTCATATTGTAAACCAATATAATTAAGTGGGAAACTCCATGACATAATATAACCA